GATACGTGGTTCCTGTTGTGAGTAGTCAAAACTACCCCATTTACAACCCTCTTCTGGTATGAATAATTCTCTCATCTTACTACCAATATAACCCTTAGCAGGAATCTGTTGTAGATTAGGATTAGACATACTAAACCTACCGGTAACTGTACCTCCAGTGTCTGACCTTATTTGATTTATGTCAGCGTGTATTCGACCATCATGAACATATCCCAACAAACCATCTATAAAAGTATTGACTGCTTTGTCATACTCTCTTGCTTTTGCAATCATACGTAAACATTTATTGTTATGTGTTTTAAGATAATCTTTTGGTAATTGTGGCATCTTAGATTTTGGTGTGACTTTGTAATCTTTTATGCACAGGTGGTCTAATAATTTTTTAATTGATGCTGCAGCCCAAATGTCAACTCGTATTGATGTTTTACTTTCAATTGCATTTACGATTTGATCTCTACGTTTTTTAAGATGTCTTCCAAACAAGATAGCTTTTGGGACATCTATTCTAACTCCTTTAAATTTCATGTCAACTAAACATAAAAATAATTTTGTTTCTAACTCAAATATTTTTCTACAAGTTTTTTGTTCTCCGTCATCTTTAGTGTATAATACTTCGTCAATTTTTTTATTAAAAATTTTCCATAATTTTAAAGTTAAATTAACATCTTGCTTTGCATACTCTTTTACAATTGATGCGGGAAGTTTATGCATGTTAGTCATTGGGTCCTTGACTGTGCCACCAGACCATTCTAAAGTTTTTTGTTGTAAGTCATATTTGTATTTTTGTTCGTTAAGATAATCTTTTGATAATGCATCTAGTGAGTATTTAAATCTGTTCTCATCGATTACGGACGCTGCTATCATGGTGTCAACTATTCTACCTTTGATCATCATTCCTGTTACAGCTCTTATCCAACAGACATCATACATTGCATTGTGAAATACTTTTGTAATGTTTTCGTTTTGAAATATTTTATCGTTAAGCACTTGCCATATTTTATCAATCCTATTAAAAGCTATGTCAGTATCAGAGTGACGTAATGGAAAGTATGCAGTTTCGTTGTCTGTTGCAACTGCTATACCACATATAAAACCATCTTTACGTATAGCACCCAAACCTTTTGTTTTAAGATTCGGATCGTATGTTTCAATATCTATTGCAACTGTGTCAATGCCTTTTAGATTTAAATCTTCTGGTGTGTTACACATTATAATCTCTCTCCAATATCATTTCTAAATAGTGTATTGCTTTTTCAATATCTTGTCGTTTTCCTTTCATAGAGTGTCTACATATGTATTTTATAGCATTCCCTTCTGCAAACAAGAGTTTATTCTCATTAATAAACTCTGCTGGTTGAATTTTCATGGAAGAATAGTGTTTCCCTCCAACTTGTTTTTCTAAAGAATCATACGTTGCCCCTTTAAACATATCTTTATGTGTCATTTTTTAACCACCTTTCTCTTAATTTTTTATTTTTTTTAAAATTTATACTTCCAAATGTCCATTTTAATTGAGCAGCTATATTTGAATAGCTACAAATTCTTTTAAATTTATCTATTTTTCTTTGTACTTTTATGTGGGGATGAAAGACTCTTGCAAACAAATGTATTTTTGATACTTTTCTAATTTCTAAATCATAACATTGTTTTCTATTTTGTCTTTTATCAGGTTTTTTATATAAACCTAATATAGATTTTTCACCGTTACGATTAAATAATAAATTTAATATTCGTTTTACATATCTTAAAGTAAGCAAACTGCATGATGTAAATCTTAATTTAAAACTAAATACATGTGTGTTGGATTTTTTATTTCGCACTGTTCTCATTTGAACATTTCCTTCAGCATCAAAATAACCACACAACCAATCTAATCTTCGTTGTAAACTTATAGGTTCCACATCTTCTATTTGAACACCATATTTTTTGCATATGTCCCTTACTTTTTTTCTTTTTTCTATTAAATAAGGTGCTACTTTTGAGTAAAAATGTTTTGCATTACTTGAAGTAAGAGATACTCTGTAAAATTTCTGATGCCCTTTTGGTTTTTTGCACACACACAATTTAACACCATATAGATCTGATATTTCTTTTATAATATTTTTATCTATTAAACCTAAAGAATAAAAAATTTTATTTTTACCTATAAAACATCCATCTCCATCAGCCATACCTGCATGGTATGCCCAAAAACTATCATTAACTTTTTGATCAATTATATCATACGTTGTTTCAAATAAATTTAGTTGAGTTCTTGTCATCTTACCCCCAACGTTCTTTTGTACTTATCTTGTGTTGCTATGGTCCAACAATCGTATTTACCACGACTGTAAGCCACATACTTTAATCTTAACTGACTAAAATAATCTTCTGTTCTAAATCGTGATTCATCAACAACAACATTGTCAAATGTTAAACCTTTGACTGTGTGAATGTTTGCATATTTAACTTTAATATCTCCATCTAAATCACATCCATTCTGTAAAATTTTTTTAATGTATAATACTCTATCTTTATCTATTTTTTTTCTTACCAAAGCAAAGTCATCTTGATTAACAACGCTTGGTCTTAAATATTTTTTGTCAATTAAATTTTGTACTGTATAATCTTTATCTATCCAATCTTCAAAAGTTTCTTCTACTTTACCATGCATAATAACTTTTTTCCCCATGTAGTTCCAAAAATCTTTTATTTGTTTTAATGATACCGGTGTGCCACTAACAAATTTTGGCCATATTTTATGACACCTTAGTTCTTTTTTTGAAACGTGTGCAGAGTGTCCTACATGTGCAAACTCTATGCCATGTTGTTTAAAAAATTTTTTAACCCATGCATCCGATGGTTTTTGACGGTACGTAAATAAAAATGTTTGATTGGTGGTTTTTATTTTATGTAACAATTTTTTTAAGTTACTAGATTCAATTTCTAAACTAGGTAAATAATATTCGTTACCATCATGAACAGTCGGTTTCCAAATTCTGTGAGTTCCATAGTAATCCCATATTGGCTTAATGATATTTTTACATTTTACATTTATAGTTTTACTGCATCTATGTCCTTGTTCTAGCTCTTCTGCCCCTTGTGATAATCTGTAAAATTCATCTGCATTCGCACCAGCCCATTCAAATATTGTTTGATCAGGATCTCCAACAAACCAATATTCTTTTGCATTCCTAGCAATTTTATCTAAAGCTTTTTTTTGTGTTTTGTTACTGTCTTGAGCTTCATCTACAATCAAAGCGTCAATATCTGGATCTAACGCTTTCTCTAAAAAACGCTTAATCATGTCATGAAAATCTAATTTACCATTATCTTTATTATATTTTTCTACAATAGGCAGCATTTTTTCTATGTCTACTATTGAGTAACCATTAAATTTTTTATCAGATTTTTTCCAATGTTCTTTTAATGACCTGTCAAATCCATAAGCCTCTTTTACAAATTTAAAGTATCCATGTTCTCTATTATCAAACTCAGATTGTGTAACTTTGTGTCTTTGAAAAATAGAATCTATTCTACATAAATTTTTGTAGTCCTCGTAGTCAAGAACTTCTTCTCCCATTGTTGATTTCTTTTTACAATAATGATGTATGGTACAAATATTATGCTCTAAAGCTTTTTTAGTTACACCTTTCATTTCTTTTAATTTTAAAATTTCATCTTTTATTTCGTCAGCTGCAACATTTGTATGAGATAAAATTATTATTTTTTCATATTTAAATTTATTTAAAAGATCCACATACTTATTTGTTATAAATCTAGAAGTCTTCCCTGTGCCCGGTGGTCCTACCATAAATCTAACTTTCGTCATTTGTTATCTCCTTAAACTCACCCTCTACAATTAAATCTTCTACATCAACTGTTTGATCGTATATACGCCAAGATACACAAGACTTATTATTAAACTTACCATGATTTTTTTTTGCTTTTAATATGTTTTGACATTTAATTACCAAGTCAACCCTTGGTAAATTTATTTTTTGTCTGTGAAGATAGTCTTCAAATTTATCTAAATTAAATTCTAATATTTTTCTCTGTGCGTTAAAATAAGGTAAACCAAAATTTGCTAACTCTTTTTTATTTGTATATGCTTTTTCTTCTGAAATATAATTTTTAAAATTTTTAACAAATTTTAAATCTTCATCTGCCTCTTCAACATAGTCTTTTGACTTTTCTCTTGCCTCATACTTTCTACGCATGATCTCTTCAAAATCTGCAGCTTTCATTTCTGGGATCCAGACTGATGCTTTACTAATTACAGCATCATAAAATAATTTTTTATTTCTAAGTGTAGGACCATCTACTTTAATTGTTTTTTCTACAGCTTCTCCTTGCACAACAGCATTTATTTTTACAAAATATCTATCTCCTCCATATTCTATAATTTGACCTATAGATTGTTTTGCTTCTTCGCTTGTAGCTTCTTGCACACCAATCCAACTAAATATTGTTGCAATTGTTTTTGTAGAGCACCCGATAATCTCTGCAAGTTTTGGCATTCCAAATTTTCTATTTGCTTTTTTATGTGTGGTTCCTTTTTTATTTCTTTTATCTGCTTCTTCATCTTTTGCTGCGACTGCTATCTTATAAACAAAATCATCGATGTCATCTACGCTCCACTCTGTGTGTTTTAACAATACACCTGCCATCGCTGTGCAATAGTCATCTCTTTGTCCATTACCTGCGTATGTAATACACAAAGCAGCAGACAAAGCTATCTTACCTAAATCTACTTTTAAATTACCTGGATACTCATCTATACCTTCATATTTAACCCACTTAACAACTTCGTTTGTAGTATGATATTTTGTTTCTGGAACTAATGTATATTTGTTTGCACCATGTCTTATCTCACACAAGGTTGCACCATGCTGATATTCTTTATAATAATTTTCTAATTCTTTAGGTAATGCAAATTTTTTATAATCCGATGTGCCAGACCAAAGATAATGACTTGATGGATTATTTTTTCTTCCAAATATTGCGCCACACGATTTTATGTGGTCACTTGTAAATCTTTTAACAATAGGATTATCAATATCAAAATCTATGTATTGATCTAATCTAAGACCTATCTGTTTTGTTGCGTGTTCTATTCTCCATTCTTCTTTCGTTATTTTAAAATCTGGATCGGACCACTTTTCGACCACAGCCTGCTTTGTATCGCAGGGTATGATCACCCTTCCCAGATCTATCCAATCCTCATAACTAATAGGAGCTTTGTTTATCTCTTGATTCATAATTTAAAAAGTGGGCGTTTTCCACTCTCGCATCAACGCCCACTACCTAGGATATTATAAATTAAGAGTTTTTTTAGTTTGCTCTTGTGCTTCAGGTTTAGCTTCTACCTCACCTTTACCTACACTGGTTGCAAAGTTTTTAGCCATGTCATAGATACTTTTATCTTGAACAGGACCAACTTTTTCAACATCCCAACCAAACCATGTTCCCTTGTCGTTGGACATTTGAACAGTTTTTAAATTATAAATATGGCTGTATGTAGGCGGCGTAAACAAACCATTCTTACCCTGCATTTTTAAACCCATCATCATTGAGTTCCATTTTCTACTAACTTTTAATTGAGTAGACTTCATAGATATCAATGCTGTCTGTGGATTTTTACCAACTACAAGCACAAAGTGATTGGCAGTATTGTCAAGATAGTTACCATTTGGTAATCTATCTTTGTAATCTTTACCTCTAGTTGTTTTACTAACTATATCACTATCTGCATCGTGAATTGCAACAGGTGCACCACTACTGGTACCTCTGTCCTGCCATTCAATGTACTGACGTTTGTAATGACAAGGTATAACTTGTACACTATCAAACAGTTCGTTGGTAACAGTGTTTATGATTTTGCCTGGCTCTGCGCCCTCGACATATTTACCATCTCTTTTATTAACTTCCGGAGATAGTTGGCCCAAAATTTTTAAGAAAGGTA